GAAACATCAATATTAACTTTTATTTGAGGAAAGTTAAATATTTGGAATCCTTCTCCACTTGATTTAAAATTGACATATTTACCTCTGTTAAAATCTACAGTTGAAGTTGCTCCTATTCCAGCATCTGCTAATTGAAATGTATCATTTGTCAACTTATGAATATAATAAGATGACGCTGTGCTTAATCCTTGTATTGGAGATATCTCTGCAGAATATTCAACAATCTCTCCATCATTAAATCCATGATTTTTAAAAGTAACTACGTTTAATGATGTTGAAATACCAATTGGTTTGACTCTTAATTTACGATGGGTATAACCAGATCCTTCTTCAAGTACTTTTACAGCAACTAAAGTATTTCTATTTTCTGTTACAAATTTATGAATACCACTCGCTGCTGTATCAGTTGATAAACCTATTGTGTTTATACCCGTTGTTCCAAATAATGCATCAACTTTAGTGTTAAACAATCTAACAGTAGAGGGATTGATAGACCTTACAAAATATGGAGCACCATCTGATAATGTGCCATCTATATTATTCAACACATCAAAAGCTGTGCCAATACCGATAGGGGTATTACCATTTGATCCATAGTAAACAATTTGACCATCGAGTAAATTATGATTTGATTTAAATGTTATTGTTTCATTTACAATATCAACACCACCGTTGAAAAATACATCTCTACTGTCAAATAATAATTCTCTGTTTCGAGTTCCTAGTATTGGTTGTAATACACATCCACTTCCATTACCACCTGTTAAAGAAATACTGGTTACTTGGTCAATATCAAACTCTTGAGGGTCAACAAATACTTGTTTAACTGTTCCTTCAAGAATTGGTTCAACAGCTGCTCCAACTCCTGTGCTTGTCTCGATACCTACAATCGGAGGATTTAATACATCATATCCAGTTCCTGCATTTAATAAGTCAACAGATTCAAGAGGTCCATAATATATTTGATTATCTGAAATAGGTGAACGTATTTGAACACCATTTATTAAAATACCAATATCATTTGTAGGTGTTTCTTGTTTTGAAGCTACAAATAAGTTTTGAGTAAGGGGAAATTTTCTTAATATCTTATCTGCCTCTAATTTTCTACTAGAGTGTTTCTGTAATACAAATCTGTGTATATCAGTTGTGGAAGTGGTAGGACCAACTTGAACAGTGCTTGCAGATCCAATTTGTGCGGTAGAATTAAATATTCTAATTTTTGTAATATCTTGACTAGGATCATCTGGTATAACAGGATCAACAAAGTAAGTTCTACCAGTATCTAATCCAACTAATGGTTCACCTTCAGGTAAATAAGTAATTGGATCACCCTGAATAAATTTAATATTTCTACCTAAATTAAAATTTATAAAACTATATCTACTATTAAGAGGATTAAATCCATCTAGACCTGCAACTGTTCCTCCAGTAAGAGTTTCTTCAATTATATTAGTTGTAATATCATAACTTGGTAAAGAGTTTGATGCGACATAACCATCAATATTTCCATCAGTGTAAACACTTAGAGCATCAGCAATAATATTATCATTTCCTTGTGATATGTCTACTCCTGAACTTGTTGCTTTTTCAATTTTTCTACGAATATCATATAATTGATTAGGGTCTTGAGTGAAACCAGCGATATTTGATACTGTTATCTGATTTAATGCAGTGTTGATACTCGCAACAGAACCACTTCCTACAACAGTCTGTTGATTTCTTTTTAATATGTCAAATCTATCTCCTAATTTAAGTGATGATTTATCAATCGGTGTTTTCAATGTAAAAGTTGAACTACCAATCGGTATTTCTACTTGAAACCTTGAACTTGTATTGTAAATCCAAGAATTAGCAAATATTTGTTTGTAATTGAAATTATCATTTTCAATTTTTTCACCTATATTTTTTACAAAAAAGTTCTCACCCTCATTTATTAGTTTTATATCAGTTATTGGTATCAGTTCTGATAATACACCAGTTATTCTTAAATCAACTCTTTTTGATAAATCTCCATTTTCAAATCCAAAAATTGTTTCATTATCTCTTATATCTTGAGCACTTTCTAGTGCTACATTTATTCCACTACATCCAAAAAATTGATTAACAGACTTTGATGTATATTCTATTGATGAGTTTGGACCACTAATAACAGTTCCAGTAGTACCAAATCCAACTGTTGAGTCCACGTTGATAATTGAAGAACCAACAGACACAGGATCAATTACTTTTGTATTACCTGGTACAGTAAATACACCTTCAATTAAATCACGGTCACTAAAACCAACAAATAAAGCAATTTTATAGTAATTTTTCCCTTCTCTCTTAATTATTTCAACCTCTGACACTGATGCATTTGTTGCGGTATCAGTAGATTTAAATATTGTTTGTCCAGTTAAATTTTGTGGTTCACCTGTAGGTGTAATTAAGTCTGCTACGACAACTTCACGACGAATAAATTCAGCATCAGATGGTTTAATTAAATTACCCTCAAGGTCAAGTATCGTAGATTCAACTCCAAACAATACTTTAAATAAAATTCTTATTGATTCCTCTACACCTTTAGATTGATAAAAAGAACGAGCAAATTTTACGAAGTTACCAACATCTAAATTTTCAGCAAAATCATTATTCTCTAGACCTGGTAAAAAGGTCTTCTTCATTTTTTTGAAGAATTCTTGAATGAATAATACAGATAAGTTTGTTAATGTTGAACCAGAGGTATGGGATGCTGCACTTGTTTCATCAAATTTTAAACTCTCACGATTTATTTCAAGTAATGAAGATGAGACTCCAACATTATATCCAGTAATTCCACTGAATCCACGAATACAACCTGTAAATGTTGTTGAGGTGATACCTGTGTATGATATTATTTCATCATCAATCTTAAGTAACCCATATTCAGATGGAAATCCTTTTGTGCTAGGGACAGTAATAGTAGTATCAGTGGTTGATATTTCTGCAGAAATCGTTGTAACCCCTACTACTACTTCAGGAACTAAATTATCAACTTTTAAATATTGATCAAGATTACTAATAATATCACTTGGTCCACCTTGAAACTCTTGTGAGATATAATATTGTTTAAAAAATTCTGTCGCATTAGAAAAATCAGATACTACAAATTCAGGTAGCTGACTCTCAATAATACTATTGACTTGTATTCTTCTGTCAATTTGTGACATAAATTATTTCCTCTCTAAATCTCCATTAGAGTAACTTGATGTGTAATAATCTCTTGTAAACACGATTCCTGAAACATCCTCACCTGAAGCGATTACATCCTTGATAGTATTTATTGTACTCTTTGATACATCAAAACTGAGATATAAATCTTTCAACCCAACTATATCATTGGATTCAGGGAACGCTTGTATCTCAATAATGTTATTATCACTAACAGTTGAGGTGAAATTAATTGTATTTAAAATTACTTCTCCTTTTTTATAATCAACCACTCCTGCATCTTTTACAATAACTCTTTGTTGATTCTTATTATTTTTAGTAACCACAGAAAGTGTACCCAAATTACTGCCATCTAAATTACCAACAGCATCTTTATTTGGAACATCTGTAATATATGCAGTATCAACAAATCCATTTATTGTAAATCCTGTGCTTTTTATGTTATATCCTGCAGGATTAATATTAAATTTATTTCCAAAACAAAGTTCGTATTGTGCAAATTGATTTAATAATGCTTTTAAATCTCTTCTAATAATAACCTTTGTAATATTAGATGTTATTCCATTATCAATACGATCAATGAGCGTACTTACCTTACTATATTTAAATCTACCACCAAACTTATTTAATTCTACATTTGAAGCATAATCAGTCAATCCTGATATTATTGCAGTTCTTAAATCTGATGCTGAAGAAATTTGTGATGGGTTGTAATAAACATTCGTATCAATTTCTACAAATAGTAGTTTTAAATCAACTATTTCAGAATTTATACCAGCAATAGCGTAACTCTTTAATTTATTTTTTATCTGGGATTTGTCAAAGTCAGATACAAAAGTACCATTTTTTGGTTTTATACTAATTTGAACCTTACCAAATTGTGGTGGGTCTAATTCTTCACCACCGATGACAGCAACAGATTCTGTAGCAGGAAAAATTGTGCCAATTATTGCTTCATAATCTCTTGGTGTAACTGCCCTATATTGTGCTGAATAGAGTCTTGGAGCAAAGTACTTAATAGAGGACACATCTTCAACTTCAGCACCGTTAGAAGCGTTTGTGATAGTGCTCACAGATATACTATCTGATGGTGTAAAGAACGTTCCATCATCAGTTGTGAATGATCCTTGAAAACTAAAATTAGAAGGACCATTTCCGTCTGCACCATCAGTAACAATGTATCTTGCAGTCACTATTGATCCATTTTCTAATTTCCTTCCAAATAAATTATCACCAAACAATATTTCATATTTCTCATCCTGAACTTCCTGTGCAAGATATATTTCTGAATTTTTATCAATATTCAATATATTATCAACCATTGAATATTTCCTACCGAGTGTAGCATCACCAGTTCCTTTTACAAATACACGTAAAGTAGAGCTATCAATATTCGGACTATCAATAATAAATCTCTGATCTATGGATGTATCAATACGAAATACTCTCTGAAGTAATGTTCCTTCGTAAATTGTGATTGGATTATCAAATTTCGCAAAAGAAGTTCCACCAACATCAACAACTCTTGTTGAAGTAATATCATCTGGCACTGAAAAACGAAACGTTGTATTTTCCACACTACCCACACAAACAAGACCTGAACGTAGTGTTAAAAACTTTGTGGTGTTATTATTAGTTGGACCTACATTTATATCACCAATCGTAATTGTAGCTGTTGCAGCGGTTTTTGAACGGGGTACATATCCAATATTTCTTGCTAAAGAAACTACGTTTTCACGAATTGTAGCAGAATCTAAAAAAGATTCGTTAGCAATTAAATTAGCGTTAAATGCATTAATATAAGTGTTATATGCAAGAGTATCAATTAAAACTGAAAAGTTAGAACCCTCAAAGTCAAAACCACTAAAGTTTGAGTTTGAACGAATAAAATCTTTTATTTGTGCCTTGATTTGATCAAAGTCTAAACTAGAAAACTGTGTAAAGGGCATATTATCTTGTTGGTTCTAATATAAATGTGAACGATTGAGTTGGTGCTTCTAAACCAATTATATCAAAAAGCACTTTGACATCTAAAGTATTAGTATCTACAGATGCATTAACTTCAACTCTAACATTACCTACTCTAGGTTCAAAGTTATTAATTGTTTCACGAACTTGATCCTCTATTATGATTGCAGTATTTCGTGAAAAGTTTTCAAACAATGATCCACGTATATCTGTTCCAAGTAAAGAGTTAAAAAATCTTTCTGTTGGAATCGTCTCTACTAAATTTCTCACTGATCTTACGATTGCTCGCTCATTTATAAGCACAGGAAGATCTTTTGTAACTGGATGTGGTACAAAAGTTAAACTTATATCTTTAAATGCTTTAGAATTGCGTGTAATCGCCATTATTAATGCTTTTAGATTTATTT